ACACCCGATATTCATCAAGACCGCCAAGTTCCTTTTGAAAATTTGGCTTGTTTTTACAACGCCCACAGATGCGGTTTCCAATATGGGTGCTTTCAAAACTGCTAGTGCAGCGCAAGCACTTGCGCATGGCGACATCTTCGTTTGCTATGCGTATTTCAACGCGCTTGCCAGAAAAATAATGGCAGCATTTTTGAACTTCATCGAAGCGGCGGTCTGGAATCCGTTGCTGGTAATCAAACCAGAAGCGGACGTGCTTTTCAGTAATGCCGCACCATTGTGCAATGCGGCGGATGCCCAACGCATAATTTCCGCAGCCTGTCGTCCTAAACAGCAAAACCATATCTTCTTCCAAATGCTTGCGGGCGGGATTTTTTGGCGGCTGGCTCATTTATGCGCTCCATTTAAAAGATCGCAAAAATCTTCGTAATCAAGCACGGCAAGAGGCTTTTGACGGTCTGCGCCAATAACCAAAATGTCGGCGCCGACAATGTTGTCATAGATAAACTTGAAGCCGGTTGCGCGTTTTTTGGCCTCGACTTCCCACGTTGTCCGGCCTTGCTTTATAATGATGTCATTTTTAAAGCCAGCGGCGGCGCCAGAAAGCGGAACCCGATAAGCCTCAAGGCCATGCGCTTTTGCGGTGTTTACAAGTTCGCGCTCAAAGCGCCCGCCTTTATCGCGGCTGGCCTTACCCATCAGCGTCAACATCGTGCATGGTCATCCAGTCTTGGACTGATACCGCGCCCTTAGTCATTTTGTGGATTTGCATCATGCGCATACCGCTAGGAACGGTGCTTTTATATAGATATTTGTGAACAGTTGCCTGACAAACGCCAAGACGCGCCGCAAATTCTTTTTGCGACATGGCGTTTTCTACCAGATATTGATTAAGTTTCATTATGAGAGGCCACCTGTTGTTATGTTTACCAAGAGGCATAATATGCGCATGAACGGTAAAGTCAACTCGCTAGAGGCATATTTTTAATTTACGCGCTTAATAGTTGCATAAAAGTAAACATATGCTAAAGTCCGCAATCCTATTGAAAGCTTAAAGGAAATGATTATGGAGGGAATATTCACAAAAAATGCTTATTGCAAATTTGATACTGACTGCACGGATTGCGCGCCGCCAAGAGCCTTGTTTGGATTGATCGGAAGCATAGTGAGACGCTTACATGGCGAGAGGCAGGAAAATGGAATACCAAAACAATTTGAAAAGCTTGAGGCTTATGGCTGGCAAGAGGCAAGCCGATATCGCTTCAAGCCTTAATATCGGGCAAGCAGAATATTCAAGAATAGAAAGCGGCAAGCGTAAAATCACGCCGCATCAACCAGCCCTCGCCAAAGCGTTTGGCGTTGAGCAAAATGAGATCACAGAAGAATATTTCGCGGATGTTATTAACAGCATCGCACCGGCTGAAACCTTGCCGGTTTATGGATTTCCATCACCAGACGGCGATGGCTTAAACTTTAGCAAACAAATGATGAGCAAAGTGGACTGTCCGCCAGATTTGGCGGCTGTCGATGACGCATATGCTTGTTTCTGTTTCGGCGATGCACTTAGCCCAAAAATATCAAATGGTGATCTGGCTTTCGTAAACCCTAACATCGAACCAAAGATCGGTTCGCTTGTTATTGTGCGGGAAAATGGAAAGGGCTTTATGGGCATCCTAACATCGCTTGATAAAGACGGCTGCGCTATTGAAACCATAGACCCACAAGAGGAACTAGAGTTCAGCCGCGACATTGAAAGCGTAGATCAGATCGTTATGGTTAAGTATGATCTATAACGCATATTATGCGCATAATTGTTGACATAAGGTATTCGCAATAGTAAAAAGGTGGGATGGATGAGCAAAAACAACCCACAGATTGCGACTTAACACCCGCATTTTTTGCCAAATACCAAATGGACACGAAGTCGCTTGGTGAGCGCTTTGGCACTGTTGGCGGCAGCGATATTAATACGCTGGCCTCCGGCAATGCTGAACGCATCCACCAGCTTTATCTGCGCAAGCGCGGCGAAATAGAAGCCGATGATCTGTCGATGGTCTGGCCTGTTTTGATGGGTCATATCACAGAAGAACTAAACATCGAATGGTGTCAGCAAAAGCACGGCTTTGAGATCGTAAACCGTCAGGCCGTGCTAACCAGCAAAAAACACAAAATAATGCGATGCACATTAGACGGCTCTGTTCCGAAATATAGGGGCAAGCAGGCGGTCATTGATGCAAAATTCACTATGGGCAGGCCTTTAGCTGGCGAAGAATGGCGCGATGTTATCCCGCGCCTTTGCAAACAGTATAGTCCTCAACTCCATTGGAACGCCTATTTGCTGGAAGAAAACACCGGCAAAAAATGCCCTTTCGGCCTGCTTTCGATCATAAAGGCAGGCAGCGAGCCAACCCTTCACGAAATAAAAATAGACCCGCTTTATCAGGCTGAATTGATCGGCCTTGCCACCTATTTTATGGGTTGCGTTGAAATGGGTGTGCCGCCAACAGAAATGCCGATAAGCGAAGCGCCAGTGCCACCAGACGAAACCGTGCCGGTTTCTATGGAAGGCGATCCGCATTGGAAACAATGGGCTGAACTTTGGACGCAAACAGTCGGCGCCGTTGCGACATGCAAAAAAGCTGAAACAGAAATCAAAAAAATGGTTCCCCGCCATGCGTCTGAAGCTTTCGGCGCAGGCATCAAAGTGCGGGTTGCAAAAAATAAATCAAAACGCATCGAGGTATTGAAATGAAGGAAATAGCAACGGCGCTGAATAAATTTCAGTCGCAAATGGGCGGGCTTGAGAAAAACGCAAAAGGTAATCGCGGCGCATACGCTGATATCGGCGAGGTTATTAACACAGCTAAAGAAGCCACAAAGTTTGGTCTTTCATGGTGGCAAGGCGTAACGAAGGCGGATGGCAGCCAAGTCTTGCGCACAATTATATTCCATACCAGCGGCGAACAGATGCCGCCGTCTGACTGGCCTCTAGCCGTTGATGATTGGACTAATGCGCAGAAGGTTGGCTCTGCCTCAACCTATGCGCGCCGGTATGGCCTTAATGCCGCTTTGGGCTTGGCCGTTGGCGTCACCGATGATGATGGTCTAGTTAATGGCGATATAGAAGACCCACCAAAAACAAAGCCAGCGCGAAGCGATGATGGAAATGCTCTCCAGCCATCAGACGCACCGGCTGGTCAGGCTGCTTCGCCAAGCGTATCTCCCTCCGCTAACGAAGCAGCCGCAACCATTAAGCCAACGCTAAAAAAGCTTTCAGACGCCGGCACGGTTAAAACACCCGCCGAAGAATATCTTGAAAAACTGCAAGCAAAAATCAAAGCCGCTGGCAGTTATGACGAAGCGGTTCAGATCACAACAACAGCCGTCAACTCAGCTAAAACGCTCGATGGCGTTGAACAGATGTTCCGGTTCTTACAACCTTCAAGCGAACAAATCATAAAGATTTTCGCAACGAAGAAACTCGAATTAGTGCAAAAAACTGCGAAGGAGCAAAGCGCATGACTGAAGAAAGACCACAAATAAAATATGGGGTTGATGACTTAACAATCAGCCTCAACGATGACGCCGCCAATAAAAAAGAAGATTGGCATAGCGATTGGCGTGGCAAGCTGGTTGTCGATGGAAAGACTTACTATGTCGATCTCCGCGATAAATCGGATAGCTGGAAAGCTGGCAAGCTTAAACTAGCCCCGCCAAAAGCAGACGCACCGGCACAAGCCGCAGCGCCAGCCGCATCGGCGCCGGTTGAAGATGAAATCCCTTTCTAGCGTGTCAGAACGGCCAGAACACCCTTTGCTGATAATACCAAACCGCGAAGGGTGTTTGCTGGTTATCGGCACAAACCAAGCGCAAAAGCAGATGGAACCTCGTCAATTGTATCAGATGGGTCTTGAGTTTTTGCGGCGCGCAGATGAGGCGATGCGTGAAAAAGAAAAGGGCTAGCCGCCACATTAGCCGCGAGGCTAAGTGCGTTCAATGCAGCCGCATGGTGCAGCTCGATGACAATGGCTGGCTAGTAAATGGAGCAAAAGAGTTTTTATGCGGCCATATATGCTTTGACAAGCGCCGCAAGCCTATAAGTTGGGAGGACTTGTAATGCAGAATTTTAAAATTGACGGCAAAGTTTCACGCGAAGCTAGGCCGGAAGAAATTAAGGTTGAAAGATTTGTTGCCACCAGAAAAGTGATTGGCAAAGCCAAGCCGGAAAGAGTAACAATTCAAGAGCCTGATCTTGTCATAGAACACGGCATAGAATTGCCACCGGTTGTTGGTTATTGGAGAACGCAAGCAGCGCGGATGAAAGCCGGCGACAGTGTGTTTTTTAAGGACGAAGAAAAAGCGATGTCTTTGCGTTATGCGCTAATTCATATCGGCGCCAAAGTTGCGAAGCGCTATATGCGGCGGGATAAAGGATGGCGGGTTTGGCGTTTGGAACAAAAATAGCCTGCCGATATGTCGGCCATGATGAACTTTATGACTACCAAGAAAAAGGCTGGCAAATCGCCAGCCTTATGCTTCACAGTCACCATTCGCGGCGCTG